GTATCGCTGACCCCACAACCAGTGGTATGATTACGGAGAAACTAATAATGAGTGACACATCAGGAGAAATGCTAGTTGAACAGTGGCTAGCAGTTAAACCATATATTGACAAGAAAGAACGACCAGACGCTGCCTTGGCATTTTTGCGAGCAGCTGAAAATTTTGTCAATTTAGAACAAGCACAAGAAGATGCCAAAGGATCTGATTCGGCACTTGATGGTGCATTTGCAGAAATCCTAGGCGAACTTGAAGAAGAAGAAATCGAAGACGAAGACGAGGACTATTAATGAGCTCATGGTATAGGAAGGTTGTAGCAGACCTAAGTTGCCTTCCTGATTGCATCGAATGGTTTGAAAACGAACTAATCGCTGGCCGCATGGAGTTGAAGCTGGTTGGTAGTTTAGAAAAAGCCAGTCGTGAAATGCCAGGCATTGTAGAATACCGATTCAATCAGCTTCAAGAAATTGAAGCTATACTTGAACAACTTAACATCCAACTTCGTAAGATTCGTAGTGCAAAGTTTCGTCAGTTTACAGAACATTACAATCGAGCACTGACCAGTCGAGACGCAGAAAAGTATGTAGACGGCGAACCAGAAGTATGCGACATGGACGCCATTGTTAATGAGTTTGCACTTGTTCGCAACAAATTTTTAGGACTTACCAAAGCACTTGACATTAAACAGTGGCAGTTAAGTAACGTGGTAAAACTGCGAGTAGCTGGCATGGAAGATGCAGAACTACGTTAATAACGTATGCTATCATAACCCCAATTGTGTTGTATTTTTGTAACACAATTGGGGTATTTTTGTCTGAAAAAATTGACCAATTTGGGTGATTTGCTGTATACTCTATGCACAACAAACTAGAAAATACCTATGTACAAATTTAAAGTTAATTCCTTACTTGTAACATTTCTTCTTGCATTATGCACTACTACATCCGGATGTGGTGGTGGTGGTGGAGGAGAAATAATTAATCCTCCTATCCCAACAAAAACAGTATGGCGGCAAACTTCAAATAGTATTGAGGTTGACCCAATGGCCATTTATATCAAAGAAGGCTTTAATGTAGCTGATTTTTTTGGCCAAGGATTTAAGTCATTCTTCTTTAGTCCCGACGGGATTATGCAACAAGCACGAAGTCAAAACGATCCTGATTTTTTACTGTACTCAATTGGACCAAACAATACACTTCGCCAAGACCCGAGTCCTCTGTCAACAAAATATATTGCAGGACATGTCAATGACACATTAATCGGAAACTTTGGCCGTGGTCCAAATAGCATAGTATTCATTGATCAAGGTAGAGAATTACCAGGCGGGACAAATAACAGTAATTTTGAATTTTCATATCTATGGCGGATGGACAAAGTAAACGGTGCCTGGGTGACCACTGAATTCGCACAAGAATTTGGAAAACAGTTTTGGCATTCTAGCAGTAACCCACTTGACGTTAATGGAGACGGCATATTAGACTTTGCAGTTTCTGCATTATCAAACGCAATCCAAGTATTGTTCTTATCTAATAACAACGGCGGGCATACTGGTGTTTCATTGGCATCTTCATTGCCAGAGCCAAACTCTGGTGCAAGTGCTTTGATTAAAGTAGCCGGAGGCAAGTTTGCAGTTATTTCGTTGCCGTATACTGCACAGCCACAGTGGAATAAGTTTGGTCTAAACGGTTCTATAATGACATTAAGCAGTGACGGTCGAACAGTAGTGTCAAATCAATCTATTAATGTACGAGGTTATGGCATTACTGACGTTGAAGGCTATTCTACTATTAAAGTAGTTGACTTAAATAACGACGGTCTTGATGATTTTGTTGCCCTTGCAGAGTGTAGCACTGGTTGCAACTCGAAAGTGAAACGTATGATCGCATATACACAAAATGCCAATGGTACATTTAGTTCCGCTAATACTCAATTGGGTATCCCTTATTCATATTCTCTCCCCAATCAAGATAATACTAACCAATGGGCTGATACAGTAGGAACACAGCTTTTTGTTATTGCCCCTAAAGCAAGTGCGCCACTTAGTATTCAATTTGAATCAAATCAAGTAAGTCAAACACAACTTTCAGCATATGGAATTCGCGGAGGACTATCCTTTGCAGGTAATACATTATCAGCATTACCTGCAAATATTATTTGGAATAATGGACCGCGATACGAAACTTACAGTTACGTGATTCCAACAGATTTGAATAATGATAATATTGTGGATTATATATTGGTTGGAATCACATATGACGGGATCAGAACTACTGCTAATCCATATGGGCAAGTGGGACATATTAGTGCATTGATAAGCGAAGTGCAGTAACAGAAACCCGCCAATGTGGCGGGTTTTGTTGTAAAAAGCCACAAAAATTTACTTTGGTATTCCCCTAAAATTTACTATGGTATTCCTAAAAAGTGGTTGACGAGCTGGTCCAAAAGCAGTATAATAAACACATAAACAGCAAAGGACACCATGCAATACACACTGATTACAAAAAGCGGTAAAATTATGCAATTTTACGTCAAAGAAGTAGCAGAAACGTATCAAGCAGGTTTGGGCGGTGTTGTTTTTACGCAACAAGTGCTAGAAACTGCCCAAATCTGTCAAAAAACGGTCGCTCTTTGAGCCAACTGACAGTATAATAGATATTGTAGTAAGTTAAACATCCACGCAAAGGAACCCAAATGTCAGCATACATTACTATCGCAAAAGGCACGTACCGCAATTTTAACGTTGTCAATCAAACGTTTAAGCTCGTGTCAGATTATAAAGAAGGTACCAAAGGTGGCTACGTTACAGTAGTTGCAGATGAATCCTTTGAGCCCTTGATTGTTGCAGGGCGTGAAGTCCGTATTAAAGTTGATAGCATGCAAGATGTTATCCCTGCTAGCGCCGCAGATTGTGCAACCAGTGTTGAAGGCAACTTTGACGCCCCCAAACGTAAGGAACCCAAAGTGCAAGAAACAGATGAGCAAGCTATTGAACGCATTCGCGAACGTTTTGACATTCTTGAGGAAATGACAGAAGGTGCTGTTGACGGTACCGTCCGTGCTATGATTGTTGTTGGCCCTCCTGGTGTTGGCAAATCCTTTGGTGTTGAAAAAGTACTGGACAAGAGTGCCATGTTCGACAAAATTGGTGGTAACCGTCCGCGTTACGAAGTTGTTAAAGGTGCAATGAGCGCCATCGGTTTGTACTGCAAACTTTACAACTACAGTGATGCAGGTAACGTGCTCGTGTTTGACGACTGTGACAGCGTTTTGCTTGACGAGCTGTCACTTAACATCTTGAAAGCCGCACTGGACTCTAGCAAGAAGCGTACAATTTGCTGGAACACAGATAGCCGTATGTTGCGTTCAGAAGGTGTGCCAGATCGCTTCGAGTTCAAGGGCTCTGCTATCTTTATCACTAACATTAAGTTTGAGCACGTTAAGTCTGCCAAGCTGAAGGACCACCTGGGTGCGTTGGAATCACGTTGCCACTATCTGGACTTGACACTTGACACAGCACGTGACAAGATGTTGCGTATCAAACAGATTATGATGGACGGTATGTTGGACCACTACGAATTTGAAGAAGGTGCCAAGCAAGAACTGTACGAGTATGTGGATGCCAACAAGGATCGCTTGCGCGAACTGAGCCTGCGTACTGTTATCAAGATTGCAGACTTGAAAAAGATGTGCGGCGCAGGCAATGACAAGTGGAAGCGTCTTGCAGAAACTACTGTTATGAAGCGCGGCTAAGAAGTTACCAAAACAGGCAATGTCAATAAGTCCTGTTTATCAAGGAACTGTTATGACTCTTTTGGCGTTAGTGCAAAAGCAAGATAATAAATGTTACTATTGCAAATGCGAAATGAATCAAAATAGAAAGTCACCGCAACATGCAACAGTTGAACACTTGCGTGATAAATGGGCAAGTCCCCGTAACAAGAAGATTGAAGCGTCTTCAAATTTGGTAGCCGCATGCTTTCACTGCAACAACAGTCGAGGCGCGGCCCGTAATAGAATTGCCCGCGACTACTATAAGAGTCAAGCGGCAAAGAAGAAAATGAAGTTGGCAGTGGCTTCTACTCCAAGTAAAATTTTGTATTCGTTGTTTGGTTCAGTGCCACAACAACTGTTTAATGTGTAAGGAATAATATGCGTAAGATGGCAACCATTCGAAAAATTGACACACTGCGACCAATTGAAGGTGCCGATGCAATTGAATGTGCTATTGTAGGTGGATGGACAGTAGTTACCAAGAAGGGTGAATATCAACCCGGTGACCTTGCTGTTTATTGTGAGATTGATTCTTGGATTCCAATTCCAGTTGCACCCTTTTTACAAAAGGGAGATCGTACACACGAGTTTGAAGGTGTAGCAGGTAATCGTTTGCGCACAATGAAGCTTCGTGGCCAATTATCACAAGGTTTGCTATTGCCAATACCAAATGCAATTCAGTTTACCGAAGGCGAAGACGTTTCTGAGTTGTTTGGCATTGTCAAATATGAAGCACCTGTTCCTGCAGAGCTTGCAGGTGAAGTTAAAGGTATGTTCCCCACTGTGATCCCTAGGACTGACCAAGAGCGTGTTCAAAACTTGAAGTACGAATTGTCTGAATGGTTGACCGAAGATGAGCTACATTGGGAAGTTACCGAAAAGCTAGAAGGCTCGTCGATGACAGTGTATGTACGTGATGGTGAAGTGGGCGTATGTTCTCGCAACCTTGACCTTAAGCCTAACGCTGATAACTCGCTATGGCGTGCCGCAAACAAGTACAACCTGCCTACTAAGTTGGTTGGCATTGGACGCAACATTGCCGTGCAAGGCGAACTGGTCGGTAACGGCATTCAAGGCAACATTTACCAAATGCGTGACCAAGATTTTCTTGTGTACGACATTTACGACATTGATGCAGGCCGTTACTTTACTCCTGCTGAACGTAAGGCATTTGTTGCAGAGCATAAGCTGAACCACTGCCCTGTGCTAGCATACTCGGCTCGACTAACTGACACACTTGGTCTTACCAACATGGATCAAATCCTAAAGTTTGCCGAAGGCAAGTCTGTTATGGGCATGATTGGATGCGAGCGTGAAGGTTTGGTTTTTAAGTGCCATGAGAAGCAAGTATCGTTTAAGGCAATTTCTAACAAGTACCTTCTGAAACACGGAGGTTAATAGTTTACCGACAGCTGACTATTTGCGTGGATGGATGTCGGTAGAACAGACTCTTCGGAGTCTGTTCTTTTTTCTATATAACGGACAAATTGCTTTTTCAAAACCATGGTTTTTACTATAAGTATCTAGCTAATGAATAGACATCAACTTACAAAAGTGTTATAATAGAATATGCCTGGAATAACACGATTAGAAATTAAAGACGAAGTCAATATCAAGTTCCATGATCTTGATCCAAGTACTCGTCGCAAATGCGAAACCAAATTAAAGTATATGCTACCCCATGCGTATCACGTACCTGCTTTTCGATTAGGAAGATGGGACGGCAAGATTGGTTTCTTTACAACAGCCGGAGCCACCTATCTAAACTTGCTAGATAGAGTGCTACCAATTCTCGACGAGGAAGGCTGGCAAATTGAAATTGATGACAAGCGTCCTAATTGGAACATCAAGTTTACTGAAGTTACCGAAGACACGTTTAGTCATATCCTTTGGCCTAAAGGGCACCCCGCAGAAGGTCAGCCTATTAAGATTCGCGACTACCAAGTAGCTTGTATCAATCGTTACCTTGCTAACCCACAAGGCGTGCAGGAGATTGCTACAGGTGCTGGTAAAACACTAATGACTGCCGCATTGAGTTTAACATGCGAACCCTTTGGCCGCACACTGGTTATTGTACCCAACAAAGATCTAGTACGTCAAACACATGCTGACTATGTTAACATGGGATTAGATGTTGGCGTGTACTTTGGTGATGAGAAAGACCTAGGTCATACACATACTATTGCAACATGGCAAAGTATCAACAGTCTTATTAAAAAGAACAAAGAAGGCACAAGTGCAATTGGAATTGAAGCTGTCACTGACGATTTAATTGCAGTTATTGTTGACGAAGTTCATATGGCAAAGGCAGATGTCTTGCGTACTTTACTAACAAGTACATTTGCACACATACCAATCCGTTGGGGACTAACTGGTACGGTTCCCAAAGAAGAACATGAGTATGTTAGCCTTATTGCATCATTAGGCGAAGTACTGCATAGACTACCAGCAAGTGAACTCCAAGACATGGGTGTGTTATCTAACTGCCACGTTAAGGTGCTACAGTTCGATGACAAGGTAGAGTACAAAACATACCAAGAAGAATTGACGTACCTAACGTCAAATGAAAAGCGATTAGATCACCTGGCTAAAACACTTGAAACGATCAGTTTAGCCGGCAATACGCTTATTCTTGTTGATCGTATTGCTACTGGCAAGATGTTAGTAGAAAGATTACCCGACAGTGTATTTGTATCGGGTGCA